AAATTGTGAAGGTTCTGTCGAAAAATATATTGATGAACTAAGAGAAGGTTATTCTGATAGATGGGATCAGATAGAACCTTGGTTAGAAAATTTGAAAACTGATGAACAATACATTTTATGTTGTTGGTGCCCGCATAGTAAGCCCTCAAAAGATTCAATTAAAAATTCTGGCTTATTTTTCTGTCATACAACTCTTATCGGGAAAATGATAAGAATTCATAGACCTGATCTTATTGTTAAATTGGATCAAGATAGAGAACTAAAAAGTATACCATCAACTATAGATTGGTATAAAATCCAAGTAAAGAAAATTATTTCAGGTGGTCAAACAGGGGCAGATGAGGCGGGTCTTGTTGCTGCAAAATTGGTAGGGTTAGAAACAGGTGGATGGATGCCTGCAGGATTTAGAACATTAGAAGGACAAAAACCCTCATTTAAAGAAATTTATGGAATTCAAGAACATTCTTCATATTATTATCCACCGAGAACATTTTTAAATGCAAAAGAGTCTGATGGCACTGTTAGATTTGCTACAGATTTTAGTACTGCAGGAGAAGTATGTACCTTAAAAGCAATCAATCAATATAAGAAACCTTATTTTGATATTGATTTAAATAAATCATTAGAGCAACAAATTATTGATTTTCGGAGTTGGTTAAAATGTAATTGCATAAAAATTTTGAATGTTGCTGGAAACAGTGAAAAATCTTCACCTGGCATAAAACAAAAAGTAATAGATTTTCTTGAGAAAGCTTTTAAATGTGGATAAAAGAACATTATCCTTGCCCTAATATTTTTTGTAAGAAAAATTCTGAAAGATTTTGTGATGTTGGAAATATGCTCGAATTTTTATGTAGTTCTAGAGATATATATTTACAATGTAAAGAAAGATGTTATACAATGATTCTAATGAATAGTCTTGAAAAAAATTTAAATATAAGAATGAATAAAGATAACAAAGGTAATTTTTTTGAGTGTTCAAATGATAAATCGAAAAAATTTTTTAAAACTACCAAGCGACTGGTGTGAAGTTTTAAAGGAAGAAACAAATCGAAATTATTTTTTAAGATTACGGGATTTCTTGTTTACCGAATATCAGGCAAAACAAATACGACCTGAATCTTATAATGTATTTAGAGCTTTTGAATTATGTACTCTAGCAAATATAAAAGTAGTTATTTTAGGCCAGGACCCATACCATAATGTAGATCAGGCACATGGACTTGTTTTTTCTGTACCAAAGACTACCGAAATACCTCCTAGTTTAAGAAATATTTTTAAAGAAATATCTAATGATCTTGGTATCGAGAGTCCAATTCATGGGTATCTAGAGAAATGGGCCTCACAGGGAGTTTTATTATTGAATGCTATTTTAACAGTAGAACTCCATAAACCACTTTCACATTCAAAATTAGGGTGGGAAATTTTTACGGATTTTGTAATTCAAACAATTTCAAAAACAAGAGAAAATATTGTTTTTTTATTATGGGGTTCATTTGCGAAAAATAAAGCTAAATTTATTGATTCATCAAAACATTATGTTTTAACTGCAGCTCACCCTTCTCCTTTATCTGCATCTAAGTTTTTTGGTTGCAAACATTTTTCTAAAACAAATCAATTCTTAGTATCAAAGAATATCTCACCTATTGATTGGTCTTTGTAACAAGTTTTCCATTTCTATAGTTTTTATACTTCTATTTTAAGATAGACAGCTTTGTGCGGGATAAAAGTGTACAGAAATGCAAGCTGTCACGATATAGATTAAATTAAAATTAAAGGAGATGCAAGATGCCGACATATGAGTATAAATGTAAAGAATGTGGAAATGTTCAAGAAATAATGCATAGTATAACAGCAACCCTAGAAGTTAGCTGTAACATTTGCAAGAGTAGTTGTCAGAGGATCTTTTCCATGAATACAAATTTTGTTTTAAAGGGAGGAGACTGGCCAAGTCAGGGTTTTAGAATAAAAGATCAAATGACAAAAAAGAATAAACATTTGAAAACTAAAATGATCGAGAGAGAAAAATCAGGTGAAGGCGTAACAAAAATGTCTGATATTAAATAAATTTTGGAGATAAAGATGCATTGTCTAAATTGCAATCTTGAGAAAGAAGATTATGCAAGAATTAAAGTCGAGGTTATAGACAAGAAAACTAGAGAGACAATAGAAGTTTTGTATGGAGAAATAATCTGCATTGAATGTTTAAAAAGAAGATACAAAGACCGAACAAAAATTCGAGTGTATGTGTAAAGAAAAGAGTTAAGTTATGCCTATATATGAATATAGATGTAAGGACTGTGGGCATGAATTCGAAGAGTTTATGCATGTAGGCATGGATGCACCTAAATGTCTGAAGTGTAGTGGTCTTGTACAAAGAAAAATTTCTAATTTTTTAGGGATTATAAAAGGTAGTGAACATAGATTACTTGATTGTGTTGTTGGTGAAGATGCTGATCGACGTAGAAATTATTTAGAAAAACGAAAACAAAAACGAAAACAAAAAGAAGGGGTTTAAAAATGTTTTGGTTTATTTCTAAAAAACTTGAAGGTGAAAGTCTTGTACAAGCCGTAAAAATTTTACAAAGTTCTGATAGTTCAAGAAAAGAAAAGAATGATGCTTTTAAAGATTTACGTGAAACTTTTGGGGGATTGATTGGGAAAAAGGAGAAAACTGTACGTGAGGTTGCAACAAATAATCAAGAAAGAAGCGAAATACGGCATCATATTGAAACAAGTTTTCTTGAAGTTTTAATGGATGTGAAATCTGATAAAGCGCCAGAAATCGTTTCTTATATAGCAAAAGCATTCAATACAAAAATTAACCGTCATTCAATTGCTGAACTTTTAGGAAAAGGTGAAGTGATTAGTGACATAAAAAAATACAAAATACGGTTCAAAAACGCTTTAAGATCTTTTTTTGAAAAACATCACAGGATGCCTGATTTTAATAAAGTAAATGTTGATGATCTTGAAGATGATTCAGATGATTTAAAAAAATTTGCTGAAATTATGAATGCCTCAGAAGACAAAGTTATAGAGATTCTTAAATTATTTGGACAAGGTACAATTAAAAGTTTATATCAAGAGGTTGCAGGTGATGAAGGCGAAAATGCTCTTACTCTTATTGAGACACTTAGAAGCAATGAACCATTGCCAGATGAAGTTTTAAGAGACAAAGAAATTATGCGTCTTTTTACTCAAGAAATCAAGAAATTACCTGAAAATCAGCAAAAAGTATTGATGATGTATTATCATCCAAATGATCCAAGCGCTGAAGATTTGACTAATAACCAAATTGCTGAAAAATTACAAAAAGAAGACAAAGCTTATACTGAACGAAATGTTCGACATTGGATAGCAATTGGTAGAGAAAAACTTAGAGATAATCCTAAACTAAAGGAACTTTACACAGCAAGTTTGATCCAAAAACTTGTAAAAGTTGCAATGTCCCTGTATAGAACATCAGAGGATTTAGTCTTTGAAGTTGTTTCTAGTATCACAAAAAAAACATGACATAGGGAAGGTCTTATGGGTTTTGGTAGAACTCCTGGTGAAGCAAAGGAAGATTTACAAGAAAAGGAAGAAAAAGAATTTGAAAGTATATATCAAAGGTAAGTGATGTCAGAATTAAATGAACTTTTTTCTTTAGAATCGCTTTTTGCTGAAGCTACAAAGGATTTAATCGATAATTCGGAAGAAGTAGTTGACATAATTACTTTTTGCGAACACCCACTTTATTTAGATCAGCCGCTTCATTCTGTAGAAAAATTTGTTCTTAAAGTCTATTATGGTATTCCTCTTGACAATACAGAAAAAAATATACGTATACGATCTTTTCCTTTTGACAAAGAAGGGAAAAGATTCACAGAAGTAGAATACGCTAATTATCTTATCCAGCAAATAAGAACAAATTTAAAAAGTAGTTTAAGTTTAAAGGCAGTAATAGAATTAATTCTTGTTTGTGGTAGACGATCAGGAAAAACTTTTATAGCTTCTGTTATTTCTGCTTATGAAGCATATAAGTTAATCTTAAAAGTAGATCCTCAAAAATATTATAAGCTGCCACAAGGTGAAGAAATACGTATAGTAAATATTGCTAGTACTACAGATCAAGCATTAATTCTTGCAAAAGCGACACAAAATAGAATTCTTAATTCAAAATGGTTCAAACCTTATATTGAAGGCAAAAATCAATCTGAAATAAGATTAAGAACAAAGAAAGATCTTGAACTTTATACTCAAGAAGTAAGATTACATGGAAAACCTATAGATCAACATGCATCTATAAGAATACAAGCAATGCCTTGTACAGCTAGGGGTATTAGAGGTGGAAATATAATCATTGGCATTCTCGATGAAATTGCTCATTTCATAGACAATGAAGGTAATAGATCTGGTGACCAAATCTATGAAGCATTAACCCCATCTGTTGCAACATTCGGACTAGATGGAAAAATAATAAGCATATCATCTCCTTATATAAAAGCAGGAATTTTTTACGATCTTTTCTTAGATTCTTTAGGAAGAGATGGAGAAGAGCCTGATCATAATAAAGTAATGTTCCGTATCCCTACTTGGGAAATGAATGAAACAATCACTTTTGAATATCTTGAAAGTGAAAAGAAGCGTAATCCAGAATCTTTTGATTCTGAATTTGGAGCTGAATTTTCTTCTGTTGTTTCTGGTTTTTTTAAGTATCCTGAAAAGATAGATGATTGCGTATTAAGAGATGATGAGACAATAGTACCACATTCAAATTATGCACATTATATTGCTGTAGATCCTTCAGCAAATCAGAATGGTTATGCTTTAGCAATGGTTCATATAGAACAAAGAGAAAGAACAAGATTGGATAATGGTAAAGAAAGAAAAGAAAGAAAAACAGTGGTTGTATTAGATCGATGGAAAGTTTGGTCTTTGAGAGATCCTGAATTTGAAGGCATGCCCTATATTGATGAAGAAATTGTACATGAATATATTGGTACTTTATTTCAAAAATTTAGAGTCGTAAAAATTGTTTTTGATCAATTTGACAGTACATCTTCTGTAATGAAATTCAGAAAAGCAGGAGTTGATGCTATAAAAACGCCTTTCTCTAGACATTATAACACCAAAATTTTTAAAAATCTTAGAGAATTGATTTATGATGAAAGACTTGATTTATTTTATCATGAAAGAGGGTTGAAAGAATTAAAAAATTTACAAGAAAAACGTGTGGGTAAGAAACAATTTATAATTGAAGCTCCTACTCAAGGGGAAATAACAACAGACGACTTATGTGATGTGTTAGCAAATGTTTGTTTTATTGCAACAGGCCATGAAGCAGGTTTTGCAGGTGCAAGCATTATAGGCACAAATGGTAAACAAATTTTTTTTACAACAGGCGAAAAAGCAACAAGTTTTCAGTCTTATAATAGAAGACTAAAGTTGCATAAAACAGTGACTAACTTACAACGTGCTAAACAAATGGGAATGTATAAATGAGTATTGAATCTACAAAGATATTAATTAATAAAATTAAATCACAAATACATGATTTTAAAATTCAAATACATTGTTTGAAAGAAGATGATGTTTCAGTCAATTTTTATTTAAATAATTTAAAGAAGTTATCTTTACAAGGTTTAGATCTTGTTACCGCAATAGAAAAGCAGATTAATTTGTTGCAAAATCAAAAAAGATTCAGTCAAAGGAGAAAACATGGAGTACCCATGGTTAGATAAATTTATTTTTGAAGCACAACAACCTGAAGACACACCACCTGATGAAGAAACAGGAACAAACGAACCCGTAAACACTACTGAAGAAAATCCTGATGAACAACCTGATAAAAGTTTAGCTGAAGATTTAACTAGTACAGAAGACGTATTACCTGATGAAGTTACTCCTACCGATGCAGGTACAAGTTTTGATACTTCAGGTTTACAAAGTCAGATAGATGGGTTAAAAAAAAAGCTTGAAGAAATTCAAAAAAATTTTGATTTAGAAGAAGAAATTAATATTCTGAAAAGAAAACTTGAAAATATTTCAGTACAAGATGACACAAATTTAAATGATAGTATTTTCCAATCAGCTTGTATGAAGATTAAATACATAAAGCGTGCAGTTAGACGTTTTTTGGATAAAAAAGCAAGACTTTATGGAAAACAACAGCAATTAATAGAAACAATGTTAGAACAAAAACCTGAAATGAGTTCACAAGAAATTGCTGCTCAACTTACTGAAATAATCAACATGCCCGAACAAGATATTATTGATTTTATAAGAAATTCAGAGTTTAGATTTAGACACAGGAGACATGGTATTGAAGCATCAATAATAGATTGGAAATCTTTAGAGGTATAAATAGGATGGAAATATGATTAAAAGAAAAAAGCGTTCTGAACTTGATTCAAGTGGTATGAAGAAAATTGGTGCAACGATCAAGTTTGGTAACGATACAACTATAATAAATTCTGAATTTTATCGAGGTAAACCAAAGAAGTATAACAAACGTTTGCTTCATGTTGTCGATCAAATGTCTAAGCGTATTTCTAAAACTGCAAATGTTTGTGGCGGTGGTGCAAACGTAAAAAATTCTTTACCTGGTTTCTATCATCCAGAATTTGAACCTAGTTCTATATTATTGCCAAGAGATTATAGGGAAATTAATGCTTGGTGTCGTTATTTTTATAAATATGATCCTCTTGTAAGCACAGCGATAGACTCGCATGCAGAATTACCTATGTCAACTATACGTATGACATTGCCACAAGGACATGATAAAAACAAAAATAGAAAAATTCAAAATGAATATGAAGAAATGTGTTCAACAGAAGGAATTGACCTTTTCAATAAACTTCTTCAAATAGGTGTTGAATATTATAAACTTGGCAATGTTTTCCCTTTTGCACGTTGGAGCGAAAATAAAAATAGATGGACAAAATTAACATTGTTAGATCCTGATTATATTGAACTAGAAAAGCTTCAATTCACTGATATCATGCGTGTTGATTTAATACCTAATGAACAAATGAAAAAAATTGTTAACAATGGACCTGATAATCCTAAAACTGGAGTTCTTTTTAGAGCAATACCTGAAGATGTAATAGAACTTATACAAATGGGCAAAAAGATACCTTTAAATATAGATCCTTTTGTTGGAAGTCATGTTGCACATTTAGCTTATAAAATGGCTGATTATGATCTTGTAGGTACAGGTATAATTGAAAGAAATTTCAAAACACTTATTTATAAAGATAGATTGCGTCAATCTCAAGATGCTATTGCTGCTCGTCATTTAACTCCTAAACATCTCATTTGGGCTGAAGCAACAGGTATGGCTGATTTGAATCAAATAAGAGAACAGATAGATAATGCATTTGCTGATCCAGATTATGCTATTATCACAAATTATGAGTTGCATTGGGATTTAATAGGCACAAGTCAAGGTCTTATGCAACTTGAAACTGAATGGAATTGGATTAATGAAGAGCTGTTGATAGGGTTAATGATTAATAAAAGTTTTTTGCTGGGTGAGGGTTCTTATGCTAATGGTCAAACTGTTCTTGAAGTAATGAATCAGAAATATTCTATTTATAGAGAGAGAATTGAAAGTTATGTAATACAACATCTATTTAGACCTATGGCTATGAGAAATGATTGGGCAGAGTATGAAGAAGGCACAGTAAAAAAAGAAAAAAAGATTAAATGGTTATACCCGCATATAAAATGGAATAAACTTAATTTTGTTGATGACACTCAACACAAACAGATGTTAGCACAAATGGTTACTCAGGGTCAGGTCGATATGCAAACTTGGCTTGAGAGTTTTGGTTTGGATGCTGAAACAGTTATGGATAGACTTACAAGATTTGCAGGTACTCCTCTTGATATTAATTATTTCACGATGATGAATGGTGCTGCAACTGAAGCAGGTAGAGTTTTAGCACCAAGTATTGCTGAAATTAGAGCTAAAGAAATGGGACTTAAATATTCTCCAGAAACTACAGAAATGTTTGCTTCTGAAAACAATAAAATTATTAAGACGGGAGAAACTAGAGAAGAAAGACATTATGACAGACAAGAAAAAAATAAAAAAAGAGATAGAGATGAAACTTTAGAAAGTTTAGAAGTTTCATTGCATAAAAGAATTAAACCCGAAAGAACTGATGTAAAAAACGTCAAGTTATATGCTGAACCAACAGGAAAAACAGAAATACCTGACATTCCTTTTATAGATTCAGATAAAGCTGAAGAAATTGGTTCTAATATAATTGCAGAAGAGAACTCAAGAAAAGCTTGGATAGAAACAATGTTAAAAGATTTGAAGTTTTCTCAGAATGCAAGAAGAGCTGCTCTGAATTTAGAAAATGAAATATTAGCATTAAATGGAACATCAAATTCTAAAACTCGTATTCATACTATTAAAAAATATTTGCCTCAAGTATTTGCTACTAGAATTACTGAAGAGTTGCCAATAACAGATAAAGTGTCTAAAGCAAAAAATTTATTTTTTGATGATATTTCAAATTTGACTTTTGAAATTGAATCAAAATTGAATAATAATCATAATATTGAAAATGTAAAAGATGTAATTAGAGCAGCTTTAAAAAAGAGTTTTAAAAATGTTTAAAGAAAAAATAATTCAAGAAATTTTATTCCTTTCTGCATCAAATAAAAGTAAAATAAGCTTAAGAACTATTTCGAAAAAGACATTTGAAGATAAATTAGACTTTAAAAAACAAGTAAATAATTTTATTCGTTCTATTAAATCAAAACTTGTTAAATTAGAATTAAAGAATGTAAATTTTAATGTAGAAAAAGATAAGCAACCTTATCAACATTGGAGTTTCTCATTTGAAGTAATTTTTGTTTTAAATGATCCTTATATAAATGGCGAAATTTATAGAGAAGGTTCGATTTATATTTTTCCATCAAGAAAAATGTATGCTGATATACAAAAAAAATGTTTGTCAATATTCGATGTAGTTCCACAATGGAATACTGAAAATACCAAAGCTACAGTTATTGGTGAAGCGAGAGCATACTGATGAACAAAGAAGCAATAATTAATGAAATTTTGTCAGAGAGAACTATTTCTTTAGAGTGTTTAATTACACATCCTTTTGCAAAAGTCGCAATATCTGCGGGAGAATTAATTTTTAGAACTAATCGTCGTTCTATTAAATATGTAAAAGGATGTGTTGCTACAGCAAAACGTAATGATCCTAAAAACGGGAGATGGACTTTTTCTGTAAGATGTAATCAAAATTGGAGTAAAGGGCCTTATGATGTTCGTTTTAAATTATTAAAAAGTAAAGGTTTAAAAACGAAAGGAATTCTTGGTAGAGAAATTAAGGTATCATGCAATTGTAATGCTTGGAAATATAATGGTGCAGATTTCAATGCATTAGACAAAGATTATTCCGAAAGACAATATTCTAATGGCCAACCTCCTAATAAAAGGGATCCCCAAAGAAGATTCTTGATTTGTAAGCATGTTGCAGCTTGTATCCCTTTGTTTAGAAGATTTATAATCCCTGAGGGTTTTAAAGAAGAACCTATGTTTACAAAACCCAAAAAACAATTAATACAAAAGAGTCCTAAAAAACTTATACAGGAACCTAAAATTAAAAAAGAGCCTGAAAAACCACCTACAAGACCTGAAATAGTAAAGAAACCAACACGGATAAAACCTTTGAAAGTTAGAAAGAGTTTATAATGGTAAAAATGTTTTTTAAAGGTTGGAGAATGCCTGTAAAAGCAGGACCCGTTTTAATGCAAACTGGGTGGTATGGTGGTCAATGGGTTAGGTTTGTAGGTGATCTTACCGTAGAAAAAGCAACACCATCAAGTGTAGCAGGATTGTTATTAAATGGCTATAAACTTGAAGATTATGATGGAAAACCTTATCATTATATAGATCTAGATGGACAAAAGACATTTGTTCCATATCAGTATGAAAATAAAAGCGTCATGGCCCTTAGTAAAGTAACAATGGCTACAGATGATGGTCTTTATGATTTTAATAGAAATGTTTATGATACAAGTTTAATATACGCTTACAATGAATTTCTTTATTTAAATGCAGATGGAATTCTGACTAATGTGGATTCTGGTTCTTCTTATGTTGCAGTAGTTGCAGGTATACCAGATGACAATAATGGTTGGTTAAGAGTATTAGTACGCATGTAGTTTAAATAAGAGTCTTTTTTATAAAGTTTTTATATTTTAAGTCTCAATAATCAAATTGTAATTGTGATTTGGAGGAGTTGTCATGTCTTTTCAGAAAGTTGGAATGTTAAAGACAGCAAAAGTTGAGATTTTAGATGACTTAAATAGTTGGCAAAAAATATGCAAAGAAGCAAAAACAAAAACAACAGAAACTGAACAATCCTCTAAAGAAGCTGAAGTAGAAAAAGAAGCTGATTTTCAAGTTGTTGCTACTATAGATCCTGAAAAATTTATATATATTCACACAACAATTATGGCAGGTGTTAAAACTGAGTCAAATGGTTATTGGATTGTTCCTGATACTGAAAAGTTTATTAATGATAATCATGATGCTTGGACTTGTGATGATCTTTTAAAAGATTATAAGTCTTTTAAGAGAGCGACAACATTTGTTGAACATGATCAAAGACTAGAACAAGCAAAGGGAAAATGTATTGATGTTATTGCTAGAGACATGGGAGACACACTTCTCATTGATGTTTTATTTTCCGTTGATCGCAGACACAAAGATCTTGTAGCTAACATTGAAAATGGTATTATTAATGCTGTTTCTATGGGTTGTACTACAGCACAAACTATTTGCAGTATTTGTGGCAATGTTGCATCTGATCCTAATACTTATTGTGAACATTTAAAAAGAGGAAATAAAGGAAGAAGTTTTAATACTGATGACGGTAAAACAAGAAGAGCTGCTGAGCTTTGTAAGAATAATACTTTTTTTGATGTTTCTCTTGTTGCGAATCCGGCGTTTGCAGGGGCAGTTTTTAGAAAAATTTTATCTTCTTCAGAAATTAGTAATCAACTTTTAGCTAATATTTTAAATTCAAAAATAGAAGCTATGTATAAGGATGATGGATTGTTGTTAAAGGCTGCCTCAAAAGAATCTGATGCAGTTGTAATTTCAATAAAACATGATGGTTCTATTGAAATTACAACTGCAAAACAAACTTTTAAGTCTGTTGGAACTTTATCGAAAGACGAATTACAAAAAATTTGTGAGTTTATACCTGAACCTAAAAAACATTCTTCTGTAGGTAAAATTTTAGAACAATTATTTGGGAAAAAAGAAGCAACACACCCAATATTAAATGATTCAGGTAATAAAGATTTTTCTGTTTCTACAAATGTTTATTCTGATATACCTTATAGAGATAGATTCAGAGCATTTGAACAAATCAATACGCAATCTGAAACACCTATTTTAGAATTAAATAAACCTCAAGTCTGTATTTTGGAAATGAAGCCAGCTTCAAAAATTTCAAGAGTAAGTGAATTTGAGTGTTTTAAATGTGGTTTTAAAACTGAATTATGGAAAGTTAAAGCATCATCTGTTGATGCAGGCCAAACAGAATCAATAGAATGTCCTAGATGTTTTTATTTAGCTGAAGAAACGCTTTTTAAAACAGCAAAATCAAAGTTTAAATCCAAAGTTGAAGTGACAATTACTTCAAAAAAAGATAAAGGTAAGAATGGTAAAATTGTTGCTATGCGTGGACCTTTGTTTGTTATCAAACTTGATGATGGTAAGACTGTCATCAAATCTGACAAAGATTTTGTTTTGAAAACAAAAAAAGCTAACATATTTGTTGCATCAAGAGATATACCTGTAGATAATGATGAAGGTACTTATTGGTTTGATGAAGAAGGGAATTCAGTTATTACAAAAGGTGAAAAAGTGTCTTTTATCACTGAAGTTGAGAATGGTGAGTACGGCTATTTTGTTACTGAAACAGGCGAAGACTTTTTTATGCCAATGTCTCATATAAACTCAAAAGTTATGAGTTAGGCAAATTTTCATGTTGTTTTTTTCTAATTTCTTTAATTTTAGTACTAATCTAAAAAAAATTGAGCAAGAGTCTGAAGCCATTTTAGAATTAGATAATGGATTTAAGGCTTATCGCTTAAGTAAAAACCTTTTTATAGTCGACCCCTTTAAAAATAAAATAATAAAACAATTAAAAGACGTATTTCCTTTAAATTCAAAACGAGCAATTATTGAAATATCAAAAGAATTAAATATTAAACAAAATGAAACTACAAAAAAATCAGATGTATGGACATGCGGGTTTAGGGATAATGAAGCAAGATGGGTATGGTATAATAATAGTGAACCAAAAATGACTGTAGGTTTTTGTGAAGCATACCCTAAAGGTTTATTAGAAGATAAAGTATTTTTCTTTTCAGCTAGATATGGAACAACAATTATTTCTAATATTAAGAATTCAAGTTTAAGTAAAGTTGCTAAAGAAATTAATGCTTTTATTCTAGAACATTCATATGTAAGAATTATTTGTTCGCATTGTAATAATGAAGAGAATTATACTATTGATGATCTTGTGGATTTAGACAAAAACTCAAATTATTCTTCAAATAATGTTGTTTGTCAACATTGTAATGAGTTAATAAAACTATTGTGAAACTTTTTTCATTTTAGGGAGGCTAGATATGTATCAATGGCATGCAAAAGTGCATAAAAGTGGGACAAAAGTAGCAGTCTTTAATGGTACAAAACTTATTAAGATTGTTGAAGCTTCAGAAGAAACTTTTGAACCTGCTGAAGCTCAGAAATTTGCTGAAGAACTCATTGACACTCTTAAAACAAGGACGTCAGCACAAATGCAGACACCAAGTGCTGCACCTTCAACTACAACTGAAACTGAATTGCAGAATGCATCTATGGAAGTTGCTACACAACAAGCAACAGGAAAAGGCGCTGATGCAACAAACTCAGTATCTCCAAGCACCGAAGTAGTTGAAATGGAAGAAAAATTGGCAAGTGAAAATGAAGATTTAAAAAGTGTTGTTGCTGTACTTAAAAAGAAACTTGCTCAAGAACGTAATGAACGTAGTATTGAACGTAAAGCACGTCGTGGTCTTGCAATTGCACAACAACTTGTGACTCAAGGTGTGCTTGAAGATTCTTATGATGCAATTCGATTAAAAGTATCTGAAATTACAAAACTTGAAGATTCTGAGATTGATAGAATTGAACGTAAAGTTGCTGGAGAACATGAATTTGAGAGCGTTGAAGACGCTGAAAGAGAACTACGTAGGCAAGCTCGTATTGCTCGAATAAATCGACAAGCTGCTGCTGAAGCTCAAGAAGATAATGATGAAGAACAAGCTGATACACTTGACAGAAAAGCTGATGAAGCTGAAGCAAAGGTAGCACATATCGAACAAATTATTGAAGAAATGAATAAAACAGCTGAAGAAACTGCAACTGATGTTGAGGAAGAGAAAGCTGACGAAGCTGCAACAGAGAATAAAGCTGAAGAAGAGAAAGCTGACGAAACTACAACAGAGAATAAGGCTGATGAAGCTGCAACAGAGAATAAAGTTGAGGAAGAGAAAGCTGATGAAGCTGAGCCAGTCAAACCAGTTAGCGAACCTGTGCAAGCAAATGTTAACAAAAATGAAAAACTAGCTGAAATTGCTCGGACATATCGCACTATTGCAGCTAATCATCGTAAATGTGCTGAAGAAGCTGAAGCTAAAGGCGATATTGAAACTGCTGATGAACAAGATGCTTTAGGTGATGCTGCTGAAGAAAAAGCTGAAGACATTGAGAAAAAATTAGCAGAAAATGTAGAACCTTTTGAAGAAGAGAAAGCTGATGAAACTGATATAGTTGATGAAAAGAAAGAAGCTGCTAAAGTTGAACCAGGAAAAACAGTTACTTCTTCTAAACATCACCCTCTAAAAAGAGAAGATGGAGAAGTTATAGAAAGTTTTGGCATTGACAAGAATGCTTCTCTAGTTGAAGAAAATAGCTATTCAAATGATCCTGAGGTTGAAATCCTTTCGAAAATGTGGCAAGGCGTTCCTAAAGATCTTGACTAAGATTTTAAAACGCAAAAAAGGCTGGGGCTTTAATAAACCCAGCCTTTTTTGCACAACAAACAAATAAATTTTGTAAAGTTTTTATAATTAAAGACATAATGTTCACGAGTTTTATTGTTTTATTAGTTCAATTAAACTAAGGAGTTAGTCCATGGCACTTCGTATCCTGTTCCCAGGTGACAGAAACAGTCTGTCAACTTTGGCTTCAAGCGCCTTTACAAGACAGAATTTTGGCGCTGCTGGTGCTACGTCAGACCGGATAACAGCTGACACACCGGATGGAGCTCTGGCAGGTATGGTTGCGGCTTATTCCGATGACTATGAAGTCGACATTTGTACGGCTTACAGACCCGTTGGAATTTTCCTCAATGATGCTGCTGGTTCACCATTTGAAAATACTCCGGCTGTTGCTTCGGGTAAAATTACAGTCATGCGTTCTATGGGATCTTATGAGACAGACATCTATGAGACCCGTAATGAAGCTGACACTGCAGATCTTACCTACACACCAGGCGAACTTCTCTATGCAAGTGATTTTGGTTTGCTTACTGCAGAAGATCTGAGTGCAAGTTGCATACCAGTTGCTAGAATTTCAAAAGCGCCTTCAGCAACTGATCCATGGCTTGGTTTTGATCTTTTAATCTAAAGAATAAAAACTAAGTAAATTCACAAAAACAAGCAACAGTTAAAGGAGTTTTTCCATGAAAATCACGACAGCAGCTGACAAAGAAAGAGCCATTGAAAAGCTCTTGCTTACTTCAGAAGGTAAGATGAAGCTTGCTGCATCGATGCAAAACCCTCTTCGCGAACGTCTGGATTATGAGGGTGTGTTTCGTCGTGCAGCAGTTGTAGATCCCCTGCCTCAAGGTGCTATGCCATACTACGATAGAGACGTAGATGTTCCAGCGATTGTTATTGGTGAAGAAGGACAAACACCTGAAACAATCGTAAAAGGCAGAAGAATTCTTGTTCCCTTGTTTGAACTCGGTTCAAATCCCAAAATCCCGTTCACTCAGATCAAAGAACGTCGTTACAACTTGATCGACCGTGCACAGGATAAAGCAAAACAAGACATCCAAGCGAGTGAAGATGATCTGGGCTTCAATGCTCTTACAGTTGCAGCTGCACAGATTAATCCTAACACAGGTCTTCCTTTCAATGCAGTAACTGCTGTAGCTGGTTCTCTTGATAGAGATTCATTGGCTGATGCTTTTGCTGAAGTCGAAAAACATGACCTCCGTGTTGCTCGTATGTTTATGAATGCCAGAGACTACTCTGACATTCGTAAATTCGGAAGAGATCAGTTGGACCCTGTTACTCAAAAGAGCTTGTTAAACACCGGTTTAATGGCTCAAATCTGGGGAGCTGACATCATTGTTAGCAGAGTAGTTCCGATTGGTACAGTTTTCGTATGCACTGAAGAGAAATTTCTCGCTGTTATGCCTCAGAGAATTGATATCACAGTCCTACCAGCTGATGATCCTGACAACCGCCTTATCGGGTGGTCAATATTCGAACAAATTGGAATTGGTGTATGGAACCCAAGAGGCGTAAGTTTGATCAGCGTTACAAGACCATAACTAGTTAATTTATAACAAGTTACATAACCCTCCTTTAGAAATAAGGGAGGGTTTTTTGTTGTTTTTTGGGACAAAACACCAATAAGATTGTTATCAGAAACCAGCCGATTAAGTCATTATCCTATTATTTTTTTATCTGTTTTTTTTGCAAAATGATATAAAACTTCTAAAGCGAGGTTTTATGAAATGTCAGATTAAAGGATGCGGTGTAGAACGTGCTGATTTGTCTCAGCATATAAGACTTGATCACAATATGAGTATTGTTGAGTATAAACAACAATACAATGTCAAATATGTTGTAGATGAAAGTAAGAGAGAAAAAAGAGGTGCAACTAGAAAAAAAACTAATCAGAAAATAAAACTATTTAAATGCGAAATTTGCGATGAAGCTTGTCAAACACAAAAAGCATTACATAAACATTATTCAAAATCTAAAGATTCAAAACATAGTCAAATAATTTTTAACGAATTAAATTGTGATGATTGGGTAGAGTGCATAATTTGTGGTTTGAGAAGAAGCAGATTAGATCTTCATCTAAAAGCTGATCATAATATGACAACAGAACAATATACAAAGTTATATAAGACACCTTTTTTAAGTAAAAATTTTATTTTTAGAACATCGCAAGGAGGAAAAAATAGTGTAAATAGAGAGAGATTTCTTGGTTCTAAGAATCCTTTTTACGGCAAGCATCATAGTGATGAATCAAGAGAGAGTATAGGAGAGACAACTCGAAAAAATAATTGTAAGAAGTTTGTTCACCATAATTTTGGGAGAAAGCATACGAGTGAAGCAAAACAAAAAATGAGTGATAGTAGAAAAGGTGAAAAGAACCCAATGTTTGGCAGACAACCAGATGTAAAGACAGCACATTCAATACATGGTTATAGAAAAGATATAGGACATAGTGTGCGTTCAACATTAGAAGCAAATTATGCAAGGTTTCTTATTTATAATAAAATCAAATATGAGCATGAACCTAAGTCATTTGTTATAGAAACAAAAGAAGGTAAAGAAAATTGTTGGATAGATTTTTATTTAGTAGAGACAAAAGAATGGGTAGAGATAAAGAATTATACTGGTAGAGACATAAGTAAAATTGAATTAGTGAAGCAACAATACCCAAAAGAAAAAATTAAGATTTTGTATGCAGATTCTAATGAATGGAAAACAATAGAAGAAAAATATTCAAAATTAATATTGTTGTGGGAGACAAGTCAGCGTAATTTACGAACACATCCAGAGCTTTATTTAGAGAATATAGAACTTAACATTATTGTAAACAGAAAAAATATTTTACCTATTAGTAAAGATGAAATAATGAGATTGTCAGTTAATGATAGAGAAAGACTAAGTGATATTTTGTTTAGACATTTTAGAGAATATGGTTTTCCATATACAACTTTTTTTGAAAAAGAACTTATTGAAGATTTTACTTTAGTAGTGAAGTCAAATGCAAAGGTAGCGGATAGAGAAATTGATTGTAACAATAATTGTGGTTACAAAATAAGAGAGAATTTTATTAGAGAGCAATATGTAAATTTTAAAGAGTTGTTTAAAAATGACAACATTTTGAAAAAAGTTATAAGGAATAGATTAGGATTAGATAAAAGAGTCTCAGAATTTTTTGAGTTTAATAATAGACTATTAGTAAGGGGTTTTGAAGTGTTATATCCTAATTTTCGTTTTGGGAAGTATAATATATTACTTGCAAAGTGGATTGTAGAAACATTTTGTGCGGGTTCAAAAGTCTATGATTATAGTTGTGGTTGGGGTTCTAGATTGATAGGAACTTTAGCGGCAGGAAAAAGTTATGTAGGTGTCGATACTAATTCAGCTTTGGTTAAAGAGCTACAAATTTTAGGGGAGTGGTTAGAAAATTTCAATTGTGGAACTGTCGAAATAATAAATGAGGATGCTTCTAGATATATACCAAGAGATATAGATTTTGCATATAGCTGTCCACCTTATGGGGTGAAAGAAAAATATAGACAAATGCCAATTAAGACTGATAATGAATGGTTTGAATTTTATTTTAAACCAGTGGTTAAAAATTGTTTTGAGGGTATGAGGGCGGGAGGTTGTTTTGTTTGTCATATATCTTTGAAACTTAGAGATGTGGTTAAATTTGAATTAGACAAAAGGTTTAAGTTTTTTGATGAGTTTTATGTGAAAACAAGGTATTCTCCGTTTGTTCATAAAAAAGATAGACAAAGAATAAATGATATTATTTTAATTTATAGAAAGTAAAAGTTATAATACAAGTAAGTATAGAGGATATTTTAAAAACACATTTCCTAACAGAGTCTAGTTTAGCACATTGTTTTCCGCCTAATTAGTTTTCCCCTATAGTAATAAATTTAGTTTGTTTAGCACAGTCTAGCTGATTTTCGTTGCGTGTTTAGAGCACACTTGTTTGTTATAATTTTTTTCCAAGTTATAGTTATTGAGATAGGCAATTGACTTTATGTATATTCTACTGTTTTTATTAGTGTTGTAGCATTAACTTGTATTGTAAGGAGTTTTTATGTTGAGAGAAGATATTATCTTTTTTTTGAAGATGAATCCTGAACCTTTAGATGTCGATGTGCATGCATGGGCTGATAAAGAAGGGTATGATATACATAAGGTTGAGGCTGAGATTTATAAACTTGCAACTAAGTTTGTTAATTTTTTGACTGGTGGTAGAGCAAATGAATTGGCTGTTAGCGAGGAGGATGTTGATCCTGAGCAATTGAAAAAAGGAATAAAAGTAGAATATGAACATACTCCAGATAAAGATGTTGCAAGACGTATAGCACTTGATCATTTAGCAGAATCTAAGGACGTTCCATATTATGATTTGTTAGCAGATATGGAGAAAAAATTCGAGACAAAGTAGGAGAAGGTATAATGATTTTTGTAATAGCAAAATTGCATGATTATGCTGAAAAGTTGGAAGATAAATATGGGCGACATGATTTGGCTGATATGCTCGATAAAATAGCTACTGAGTTAGTAGCTCGTTACAGATTTAGGATTAAGAGGCCTAGAAAGAGTAGAGGAACGACTAGAACAAGGAGAAAGTTATATTACAAGACTCATAGACAAAAATTGCGGACAAGAATGAAACGTTATCGTTCAATACATAGAACTCAGTTGAAAAGAAGACGAGGATTAAGACATTATCATCGTTTTGGATAAGAATTTTATTTTCTTTTTAAGGAGGCAGTGAATGAATAAGAAAGCAACATCATATCTTGATGAGATTGGATCTGGTAGAGAAGCTGAAGGGTATGATCAGGAGCAAGCAGGAAAAGCACATGAGGAAGAGGTTGCGGCTACCAATAATTGGGAAGATGATAATAGAGATGCAGTTGGTAGAGCTGCTGCAATAGGAAATCGTAAGAAAAGGCTTGCTAAAAAGTTAATGAGAATTTCAAGGGAGCTTGAAGCTCTTGGAAAAATGGAAGAGGATTATGCGCTTGGTGTTGAAGAGATGTTAGATGATGATGATAGTTATGATTACGATGAAGATGAAGAAGAGAAAGCTGACATTGGTGAAGCAGGTTTTAAAGAAGATGACCCTATGGCAGTAGAGATGGGAACTGATGAGTGGTTGGACCCTGTTGGCAAAGAAGCTGCTCACCCATTAGAACATGGTGAGGATAAAGTGGATTTTTCTCCTTCGACAATGGGAGATGATGAATGGATTTCAATTGGGCCAGGAACTTTTTCAGATTCTAGAGATGCAGTTGGGAAAGCATCTAAATAAAAATTAATAAAAAAATTTAAGGGGATTAATATGTATCGTTTTTTTAAGTGTAATGTTTTAGGTGGATTTCGTCTTACAGATTTAAATAGAAAAGTTCATCAAGAAGAGTTTTTTTATGTTGATGCACATGTTTGTGATACATCAAGATCTGTAAAAGCTGCTATTAATAGTAAATGGATGTTAGAAGTTAGTAATGAAGAAGCATCTCAGCATATAGTAATGCCGATAAGTGTTATACCAAGTGGTTTAAGAAATGTAGAAAAAAGTAATAAAAGAGTTGCTACATCTGTAGCAACTCCAGATGTTAAAGAAGTTAATAAGAAAATTGAATCTAGGCAAGCAGATAGGACTTTTAGAAAACAGCCAATGCAGAAGCAAAAAGAAGAAGATAAGCCTATTGTACCAGATTTTAATGCAGTTGAAAGAAAAATGAAGGAAAGACAAGCAGATGTAATGACTAAGGGACCAGATGAAATTATAAAAACGCCAGTAAAACTTAAAGAGGAAAAAGTAGAAGAACATAAAGAAGAAAAAATAGAAAAGTTGGAAGAAGTTTTAGAAAAGCCAGAGCCAGTAGATAAAAATAAAGAAAAAAATGTAGAAGAGGTAGTTGAAGAACATAAAGAAGAAAAAGCAGAAGAGCCAGTAGATAAAAATAAAGAAGAAAAAGTTTTAGAGTCAGTGATTAAAGATTTAGCAACAGAAATGTTAGACAATAATTCTTTAGTTGTACCTAATTTTGATGAAAAGAAAGAAGATAAAACTGCTACAAAAATAAGAAGGCGAAAAAAAGCAGAAACATTAACTTAGGAATAATAAATGGCAATACAAGGTGCACAATTAATTTATCGTTTAAAAGAAACAATACGATTATTAATTGATTATAGAGCTGGTGTTGATTCTTTTAATTTTTATTTCTCGAGTTCGTCTGGAGGACCTTTTATTTTGTCATTAGGTTCTATAATAAATAAAGCATCTAATGTCCCTGCAACAAGAGGTAAAGTTGTATTTGAATTTAATACTACGAATGTTATAGGTTGGAATGATGATATTGCTAATTATGTTGTACTTATGCCTGTTGTAGGTGGAGTTGAAGGTGCACCAGAGGGTCCTATGACAATTCCTACAAGAATTGAAACAATCATGCCTAAAGATTATTCTGTGATGTATGGATTTAATAAAACTTTGCAAAAATTTATACCTGTTTCTGTAGATTCTGATGGGAAAATGGAAACAGTGTAATATATAATTGAAATTCTCAAAAAAGGGAGTTTGGTTTTTGACTCCCTTTTTTGTTTAAAAAAATTTCTATATAGTATAAAAATTTTTGAAACAGAAAACATTAAAAAACTAGAAACATTATTATGAAGAAAGCTGTTGTTACGATTTGTATTGGTGAAGAGTTTAAACAATTATCAAGTTTGACTCATTGTACATTAAGTAATTATGCTAAGAAAATAAATGCAGATTTTATTAAAATTGAAATTCCTAAGATTTCGACTACTACTCCTCATTGGGAAAAATTTGAAATTTTTAATTTGCTTAATACCTATGATAGAATTATTTATCTAGATACTGATTTGATTGTTAGAAGTGATTGTCCAGATCTTTTTGATGTTGTGCCATATAATAAAATTGGTGCTTTTAATGAAGCAAAGTTTGTGCAGAGAGAGTATGCTTTAATTGAGACAGCAAAAGCATATAATTTAGATATTGAAAAAATTAAATGGAATGGCAAGTATTATAATACTGGGGTATTGGTAATAAGTAAATGTCATAAATATATTTTTGTAAAACCCAAAGAAGAATATTGTAATTTTTATGAACAAAGTTTTTTGAATTTGAAAATTCTAATGGAAGAAGTAGGTCGTGTTAAAGAAAATTCATTAATGTATGATTTATCTTATAAATTTAATCGGATGACATGTTTAGATTTTTGTGGAGAAGTTAGACATGCATCATATATTATACATTATGCAGGATATCATTATTTTACTGAACCAGGTGAGATTTTAACAATTATTAGAAAGGATTTAGATGTTTGGCATAAAGATAGTCCTGGTTATGTTTATAAAAGAAAAATTGTGTTAGTTGTTTCTGGAGGGATGGGAGATCAAGTTGATGCTGAACCTACTATTAGATATTTTCAAAAGATTTATAAAGATACAGCAGATATTATAATTACTACTCATTGGCCACGATTATTTAAACATTTAAATTTTTCAGTGATAGAACACAAAGAATTTATCCCTGCAAAATTTTATCCATTTTATGAGATAAAGACTTTTCCAGATCCCAAAAGTGTTATTTATTCAGTGGTTTCAAATCTGTTATGCCATACTGTTGATTATTGTTCAATTGCTGCTTTACAACGCGTTTTACCATTAACAGAAAAAATAATAAAGATCAATACCACTCAAAAAGATGATAAAGAACTTGATGAAATTCTTAATGGATTTGATTTACGAAAAGCTGTTGCAATTCATCCTGGTAGACATTGGGATAGTAAAACTTTTCCTAAAGATTGGTGGCAAGAAATAGTCGATAAACTTTCTTTAGAAGTTCCTGTTTGCCTCATAGGCACAGACGATAATGAAAATAGAGGTGCATATCAACTGAATTTACCAGAAAATTCTATAAATTTAATTGATAGAACTTCAGTTGGAGTTTTGATTTCTGTTATTTCTAGATGCCCTGTTTTAGTTTCTAATGATTCTGTTCCTGTGCACATTGCAGGTGCTTTTGATAATTGGATTGTTTTAATACCTACTTGTAAGCACCCGGATCATGTGTTGCCTTTTAGAAAAACATTAAATGGCTTTATTTCTAATTATCATAAAGCTGTAGCTTTATATAAAAAATTGACTCTTGATGATTGTGATCAGCGTCCTAGTTCTTGGATTGAAGGTGGAGCATCTGCTGAGTCTATAAATGAACCTTGGGATAATTATTTACCCACTACTAATGAAGTCTATCAAAAAATTCTTAAATTGTATAGACAATCTGCTACTTAAATTCTTCATTTTATCTTGTTTTTATAACATTAAATAGTAAGACAATTAAGCTACAAGTGTATTAAATGACATTGGGAGTTTATAATGGCTTACAATGAACGTACTGTTGACACTACTTTAAATCAGTCAGTGTCAAATCTTGCAACATATTTATTAAGTTCTACTGATACTATTAGAATACCTGTGAACTTACCAGTAACACAAGACATAGTTATACCCAAAGCATGTTCTTTGTTTTTTCTTAATGGAGCAAGACTTGTTCATAGTTCGCATACAATTAGTTTTATTGGTTCTATTGTTGGTGATCCTATGTGGCAAATTTTTGATGGTGCAGGAGCTGTTACTTTTGCTATAGGATCAGTTCAACATGTTAGACCTGAATGGTGGGGCGTTGACTATTCTTTAGATTGCACTGCTTCAATACAAAAAGCAATAGATTCTGTTTCTGCAGGGGGTATTGTTCTTTTATCTGCAGCAAGTTATGTAGTATCTGGCCCGCTTACAAATAATACTGGTGCAATCATCATAGATTGTAGTAATGCTAATATTTTTAACCATTTAGCACCCAGTACGTTTCACAGAAATATGTATTTTGGTGGTTCTATTGAAGCAAGTTCTGCAACATTCCCTTTGGGTGCGTCAATTCCAAAATTATCGAATTTAGCAACTAATGGTTACTTAAAAACAACAAGTAGCGATGGTACGCTTATTGTTGACACAGTAGGCATATTTGGTCCAACAGGACTTCAGGGTGAGACTGGAATCCAGGGTGAAACAGGTTTGCCAGGACTTGGAGGTACTGGACTCCAGGGTGAGACAGGTTTGCAAGGTATTCAAGGTGAGACAGGCTTACAAGGTTCTACGGGCTTACAAGGTGAGACTGGGTTACCAGGACTTGGTGGTACTGGATTGCAAGGAGAGACAGGGTTACAAGGCATCCAAGGGGATACTGGAATAGGGCTCCAGGGAGAGACAGGGCTACAAGGTATTCAAGGGAGTACTGGGTTACAGGGTGCTCAAGGAGAGACTGGGATCCAGGGTGAAACAGGTGCAGGTATCCAAGGGGAGACTGGATTACAAGGGCCTACTGGGTTAAACGCTTTAAGTATGGATTTTGGGGTACATGTATCAAAGACTATTGCACAAACTACATTGCATAACAGTGTATCTCCAATAACTTTTGATATTGAAGACAGAGACGATGGCGATTTTTGGACTATAGTTAGTCCTACAAGAATAACTATTTCTCAAACAGGCTGGTATGTTTTTGGTT